AACATCAGACAGACGGAACACCAAACATTTTAGCAGACGGAACTAAGATTACAATACACAAAGCATCAGAATATAAATATGTCGCAGTTAGCCGTAATTTATTAAAGCGTTGGGGTGGTTGGTTAGACTATGGTGATTTTATTGTTCTAAAAGGAACAGGTGGTAAGGACGGAGTATATCAAGTTAAAGATACAATGAATAAACGATTCGTAAATCGTATCGATATATTGGAATCACCAGGTGTGAAACCATATAAATACACAAGTGCTAAAATCAAGAAAGCAAATCTAAACGAGGATATTACATTTATTACAGACAATTAAAAAAAGTTCTTGACAACGGAACAAAAATGTTGTATATTAATAGAAAAAAAAGGTTATAGAATTATGAGTAAGACAGAATATAAAAAGTATCAACAATCAATATGGTATAAGATAGAAAGATTTTTTGATAGACACAATCATTTGATGGAGTTTATCAGAACAATACTTGCACTTATAGTATTATGTTTACAATTTTACATTATCACGAGGTTATAAATGAGTTATAGTTTTGAAAAGTTTTCAGAAGAAAAAGATTTTGATTTTGAAAAACATAAACAAGAGTTCATAGACAATATGGATATGTTAAAGACTATGTCAGTCCAAGAACAAACTCTATATAAGAAATGGCAGGAATTCAACAAGAGTGAAAAGCTTCGTTCAAAAGCAGACAAGTTAGACCAAGTCCAACGACAAATGTGGACACCAACAGATTTATTCGATAAAGAAAAAACTATTCAAGAAATCCAAGACTTAGAACCAATCGTAGAACATACAGAAGATAACGAAACTTGGACTTTATTAAGACAAGGTATTTCATCTATGGAGTTTGTTGCAAATCCTGGCCGTAATATAAAGTTTTTTGTTAAAGACAAAAAGACTGAAAAATACTTAGGTGTTATTTGTATGGGTAGTGATGTGGTATCGATTAAAGTTAGAGATGAGTTCCTTGGTTGGACAAAAGAAAATAAACTTGATGATGCAAAACTACAACACACTGCAATCGGAACTTCAATCATAGCTACACAACCATTAGGATATAATTTCTTGGGTGGTAAGTTAGTATCAGCTTTGGTTACTTGTTCAACGATTAGAGATAAGTGGAAAGAAAATTATAATCAAACATTGGCTGGAATCACAACGACTGCACTTTATGGTGTTCACTCACAATACAATGGAATACCACATTGGAAAACTCTTGGAGAAACTGCAGGACAAATCAATCTAAAACCAGATGATAGTATTTATTTAGTTTGGAATCAATGGTTAAAAGAAAATCATTATGAAGAACATCACAAAGCTGTAAACGCTACAGGCCCAAAAAACAATGTAATCAATAGAATATTCAAACATCTTGGTATGAAAGCAAAAGATTATCAACACGGATTCAAAAGAGGTGTTTACTTTGCAGACATCTATGAAAACGGAAAAGAATTTTTTAGAAGTAATATAGAAGAAAAAGATTTGGTAATGAAAGAAAAATATAAATTAGATTATGATAGAATTATCAATTGGTGGAAACCAAAAGCAATTAGACGATATGAAAAATTGCATTCAGAAAACAGATTAAAACCAGAACAACTTTTCTACTCAGACATTATGGATATGTCGTGGGAAGAAACAAAAGAAAAATACTTAGGAGAAGTAGGTAGATGACATTAACAGAACAACAAATACAAGACAACTATAACGAGTTGAGAAAAATCATCAACGATACATTTAGTGGTTTAAGATTAGATAAATTAAATTATATGTATGATGACTTAGAGGACAGAATGGTGTTAGCACCAGCTAGTTCAGTAGAACATTATCACAATGCGAAAGTGGGTGGATATGTAGAACACATATTACACGTGATTAAATTTTCACAACAAATCAAGAAAATATGGGAAGACGCAGGAGCGACGATTGACTTCACAGACGAAGAATTAATCTTTTCAGCTATGCATCACGACTTAGGTAAAGTTGGTGATGAGTTAGGAAATGAATATTATATACCAAATGAATCGGAGTGGCATATAAAAAACCAAGGTAGAATTTACAATGTAAATCCTGAGATAGAACATATGAATGTTACGGATAGAAGTTTGTTTTTATTACAACACTATGATATTAAATATTCATCAAAGGAATTCTACGGAATTAGATTGGCTGATGGAATGTATGAAGATGGAAATATAAGTTATTTAAAAACATCAATACCTACATCAATGTTAAGAAGCAATCTACCAATCATATTACATCAAGGTGATATGATGGCTACATACTACGAAAGAGATATGTGGAAAAATGGTAATAAGAAAGAAACAGAAAAAGTAGCTAAGTCGGTTGATAAAATAAAGAAAGCGGTAGATACTGAAGTTAAAGAAAAGTTCAATACCAAAACCACAGAAGCTAAGGATATATTTAACGAACTATTTGGGGAGGCTAAAAAATGATATTAGAAATCGTATTAGGATTAATCATCATTATGTTTAGTTGGACTACATTTAATCTAACGAGAAAAGTAGAACGACTTGAAACTTGGATTGAAGATTATGCACAAAGAATACAAGACACCAAACAAGTATTAGAAGAAATTGATGCTAAAGGTAGTTTTGAAGCTGATGATGAAATCGGTGTAGTATTCACATCAATAAAAGAAGCGATAGAAGAACTAAACGAAATAACAGAAGAGGAGTTATAATGCCAAGAAAAGCCAAAAAGGGTTCACCAAGATATTACTTTCATCAAGGAACAGAAGATGCAATCATAAGACATAATAAAGAAACTCGTCCACATATGAGAGAGCGAATTTACAATGAACACATTAGAGTTCCATTTGAAAAGTTGGCAGAAAATATAATTCATACATTTAAGTTTTATTACTTTGATGTTCCGAGTGTTGATGTAATGCACGAGGTAGTAAGTTTCTTATATATGAATATGCATAAGTTTACTGAGGGTAAGGGAAAAGCATTTAGTTATTTTAGTATTGTTGCTAAGAACTATTTGATTCTACATAACAATAACAATTATAAAAAACTTAAACAACACGAGGGTGAGGAAGTTACGGATTATAAACGAGACGCTTTATATGAAACAAGACGAGTCGATATATTAGAGGGACAAAAAGAATATATGGATTTGTTCGTAGATTATTGGTCTAACAATCTAACTACCGTGTTCAAAAGAAAACAAGATATTGATGTTGCAAACTCAGTATTGTATTTAATGGAACAACGAGAGAATATAGAAAACTTCAACAAAAAGGCTTTGTATATTTTGATAAGAGAGATGACAGGTTCAAACACACAACATATTACAAGGGTAATTAATGTTATGAAAAAACATCACTTCAATCTACATAAAAATTATTTAGCTACAGGCTCAATAGAAACAAAATGGACTGGCTCGTGGGAAAATTTATAATATTATTATTGTTATTGGTTGGTTGTGAAAACTCAACTCAATGGGTTGAACGAACACCAGAAGTAACTTATGATATGAGATTACCTATTGATGAGAATGGTTATTATCATTTAGAAATCGATAGAGAAAAAGTTCAAACTCTACATAGGGTTAGTGGTTATGTTGGAGATGATTACGGCCCAATTGAGGCTCATAGAGTTGAATGGGAAAGTAATTTGTATTGGTTTATCGGTGATACATTGGGTTATGTGGTTAAACGAGGATTGACTGATGACTTGGTGTATGTTAGTTATGATACAACTTACATTACTTGGTTTAATGGTTATGAAGTTCCAACAACAAACGAAGTTAGTTATTCAAACAGATATGGTGAAATAGGTAATATGATTGCACCTACAAAACAAATGGTTGGAGATACTTTACGACTAACTTCTAATCACAACACTTTCAATATTGTATTAGACTAAAAAGGGTGGTATTTCTACCACCCCTTTTAATTCCACCTTTATTTTTTATATAATCCCATCAGTATCAGTAATGCTAGTAATCCAACAAATCCTTTCTCACCAAACATACCGATAATCGCGGTTATATTTCCAATAACATTTACACCGAAGAAACCACTTCCGAAAATAATTTCACAAATAGCTCCTATTGATACTAATGAAATAAGTAGTTGAGCTAAGTCATCTACATATCCTTTCACCATTACTATGATGTCTTTCATTATGTTTCCCCCTTTTATTACTAAAATGATTGGATTTTACCCCAATCGTATAATAACTATATGGAAATATTGAAAAAATTAATGAGTATATAAATATATATCCCTATTTTTTCACAAACTTATATTTATTGTTAGGTAAAAACTATGTCAAATGATTACGAAATATTCGAGGGTAAGACCTTATCAGATGTCTTTAAAGACATATACGATAATTCCAAAACTAATAAACAACAATTAGAAGTATTGATGAAAGAGGTAGTGGGATTTATCAAGGACGGAGATACAGCCGTTCAGATTATCCCTATGTTAAAAGAGTATTTAGAAATCAATGTTAAGAACGACGAACAACTTGTTAAGTTAGCAACAATCGTTCAAAGAATTACCGCAGCAGAAAGAAGAGTATCAGATAGTGGAGATGAGTTTGGTTTATCAGAGGCAGAAAAGAAACAACTTATGGATGCCATTGAGTCTGATGTTCAAGAGTTACAAATCAAAAAAGACGAGATAGATAGTTCAATCAGTAAGGAAAATTAATGGCCTATTTTGATGAGGCGGGTATAAAAACCCAAGAGACTAAGGAACAAAATAATATTCGCTTAGAAGACAACTCTACATCTAATGATATTGTAGACGAATCCTTGCTGCGACAAAAATTAAAAAATTTAGTTCAAAAAGAATTTTTTCATCAATTAGAACCAGTAGAAGTTTTAGAAATAGTATCAGACCAAAATAAAAATAAATTTGGAAAAATAATTGGTAGGTATGTTTATTCAGAACATAATCAACCACTTAATGATTGTAGAGAAAGTGGTGCTTTTATACCACTTCAATCAAATATTATTCAAATGCCTTTACCAGGTGAAGTTGTTATTGGTTTTGAATTTGATGGTAATAGATATTATTTTTCAGCTATAAACCCAACACCTGCAGATGTAAATAACTTAGATGAGTTGAAAGGACTTAGTAACACAACAGGTCAAGAAGAATATAAAACTAAATTTTTTGAACAAAGTAGCTATTACGCAGATAACTCTGATAATGTAAAAGGTAGAAAAGATAACAGAGAAGAAAATACTACAAAAAGAAGAGGTGGTAAAAATAGTAGTTTTGACTTAGGTGATACATTGATACAAGGACGACACAATAACTTTGTTCATCTAAGTAGTGACCAAAGAAAAAATCCAAAAAGTGATAGTGGTAATATTACGATAGGAGCGTATAGAAAAAATGACAAAGGTTCTTCCATAGAGATTACAACAAGAGAAGAAATTTTGTATCCACAAAAAGTAATACAATTAGGTGAAGATATGAAATTCGACACATTTGGAAACACCACAAAAGAACCATTTATAGCCGAGGGATTTACAGAACCATCAATATTTTTAAATTCAGATAGAATTGTTTTATTCGCAGCAGGTGAAGAACAAGGCGACATAGCTATTTTTGCAAACAACAATGTTCACATAAAAGGTAAAAGTGTTCAAATAAGAAACGCAGAAGTAGTTGATGTTAATTCAAAACAATTTGTTCAAAACGTAGAAAATGTATATAGAATCACACAAGATGTAAAAGCAGGTAATGTAATCATATTACCTGAAGGTATTGTTGAAGAAGGTGCTGATAAAGCACAAGAGTATAGAAAAAATATTAACAAACTAATAGTTAAAATTAATAGTTTGATTCCTGCAGCTATTCCTGGAACAAGAGCTACACCTAATCCACTTTGGTTCAAAAACATTAGAGATGGAATTAAAGAAGCTAGAGAAGCATTAGAACAAAATAAATTAATAACAAGTTTAAAATGGTTAGATTTTAAAAAATGGAAAACTTATACAATTGAAGAACTAAAAGAAGCTTGGAGTCCAGTGCCGGGTATGGCAGAGATTATTTCAAAATTAGGTAATTTACAATCCTTAATTGAAGATGTTGAAAGAGTCCAAGAAGAATATAATGTAATCAAATCAGATATTGAAAATACAAGAGCGATTTTATCTGCACCGAAAGATTACATTGCAGAAATAGCCTATGGTTCTGCTGTAACATTTGGTGGAAAAGAAATAGTATCATTAACTGATATACTTAACAAATATGAAGATGATGGTGGTAAGTTAAATGAAGTGGAAAATGGTGAGGAATTAAAAGAAAGATTACAGAGCGTAAACCAAGAAATAGAACAAGGTGTATTTGACGAAGCTGACGAAGAAAGAATATTTGGAGACGGAGACCCAAATTCAAGCACCACTGCAAATTCATTGGTTGGTAAACTTAAATCAGATATACAATCAGGTTTGTATAATGGATTTATGATGCAAGATTTAGATTTAGAAATAAAACTTGAAACTGAAACAGCTAAAAAAGATTTAACAGTAATGTTATCAGAAGCGTCTAAACAGAATCAAGAGATACAAGAGGAGTTAAAATGAACAAAGATAAATTAAAAAATATTATTGAATTAGTTGTTCGTAAAGAAGTCAAAAAACAACTGAGCGAGATATTTATTAATGAAGAAAAAGAAATTAGTTTATCAGAAACTATTTCTAAACCAAAACCTAAAAAGGTTATCAAAAAACCTAAAAAACAATACACAAAAAACAAAATGTTAAACGAAGTATTGAATAACACCAAACCATTAGGTAGTCAAGAACAAGAAGACTATCCAACATTGGGCGGTGGTGTATTAGGAAGTGATAATATGGCCGAGGTCTTAGGATACGGAGATTTAGGTATGGGTAGTAATAAAGAAAGAGCGAGAGAAATGGGAGCAGTTGAAACGATTAAAAAAGCAGGAGTTTCAGTAGATGCAGTTCCTGAAGATGTTCAAAACGCATTGACTCGTGACTATTCTGGTTTAATGAAAGCAATGGATAAAAAGAAAAAAGGTGAAGGTAATTTTAGACCTTAATAATAAATGGCAAAAAGTGTAAGAGAAATAGATAGAGATGACAACATTTATGTTGGTGTTAAGTTTCCATTAGATTATAATCGTGCGACTGGATTTTTTAATCAATCTAAAACAATCCAAGAACAATCAAAATCAAATTTAATAAACTTATTACTAACAAGTCCGGGTGAAAGAGTTTTTCAACCATCATTTGGCTCTAATCTAAGAGCGATACTATTTGATAGTTTTGATACTGTAACATCTGACAACATAGACGAGGCTATAAGAGAAGCAGTTAGCCGTCAACTTCCATACATAACGATTAACGAAGTAAATGTTGTTCAAGACGGACAAAATGAAAATTCAATTTTAGTATCGATAGATTATTCAACAACACTTGAACCAGATACATTAGACTCACTAACATTACAATTTAATATTGGAGAATAAATATGCCGAATACTAACATCAGAGAAGTAGATTACGGAGTAGGAAAAAAGATAGTAAAAAAAGAAGTTAATTATCTCGGTAGAGACTTTGCAGACATAAGAGCAAATCTTATTGAGTTTGCAAAAACATACTTCCCAAATCAGTATAATGATTTTAACGAGGCATCACCAGGTATGATGTTTGTTGAGATGGCCGCATATGTTGGTGATGTATTAAATTACTATGTTGATAATCAATTTAGAGAAACACTTTTAAATCAAGCAGAAGAAAAGAAAAACATTTATGAGATTGCACAATCATTAGGGTATAAACCTAAGTTAGCAACACCTTCAAGAGTAGAATTAACTTTCACACTTGATGTTCCAGCTAAAACAACAGGCACTGGAGCTTCAGCTGTTTCACAACCTGATTTAGATTACGCAAGTAAGTTAGAAGCTGGTAGTGGATTTACTTCTGAAAGTGGAGTTGAGTTTACACTATTAGATGATGTTAATTTCAAAGTATCAAGTTCGTTAGACACAATGGACATAGCAGCGTTAGACCCAGCGTCAGGTAATTTACCTACAAATTTTAGACTTACAAAAAAAGGAATTGCAGTTTCAGGTAAACAAAAAGAACAAGAATTTATTTTTAGTGATGCAGTTTCATTTGATAGTATAGTTTTGTCAGAAGATAAAGTAACAGAAATAGTTTCAGTTGTTGATAGTAGTGGAAATAAATTTTACGAAGTTCCATTTTTAGCACAAGATACCGTGTTTGAAGATGAAGAAAACACTAATTTAAATGACCCAAGTCTTTCTCAATATAAAAACGACGCTCCTTACTTATTAAAGTTAATTAAGACAGCCAGAAGATTTACAACAAGAGTTCGTGATGATAATAAAACAGAATTAAGATTTGGTTCAGGTGTTAGTGATAACGCAGATGAAGAAATAATTCCAAATCCTGATAATGTTGGTTCCGCGTTAGGTTTTGGTGTATCGAGATTAGATGATTCTTTTGACCCAAGTAATTTTTTAAAAACACAAACATTTGGGTTAGCACCAAGTAATACCACACTAACTGTAACTTATCGTTTTGGTGGAGCAGTTGAACATAATGTGCCAGTCGGAACAATAAACAGATTAAGAAATATTACACTTTCAAACTCAACAACAGGTTTAGTTTCTGCAACACAATCTACGACTAACGAAAGTTTAAGAGTTGTGAATTTAGAAAGAGCTACTGGTGGTTCATCAACTGAAGAATTACAAGACATAAAATTAAATGCATCAGCTCACTTTAATGCACAGAACAGAGCAGTAACAAGACAAGATTACATTACGAGAGTTTATTCATTACCACAAAAGTATGGTAATGTTGCAAAAGCTTTTATTGTTCAAGATGAACAATTAGAAGAAGAAGGACAATTAGAGGTTATCAATGGTGAAGTAAAAAGAATAAAATCAATTGATGTTATTCCTAATCCATTAGCGTTAAATATGTATTTATTAGGATACACAAGTGATAAAAAACTTACTCAATTAAATCAAGGAGTTAAACAAAACATTAAAACATACCTTTCACAATATAGAGTATTGACTGACGCTATCAACATTAAAGACGCATACATTATTAATATTGGTGTAAGATTTTCAATTACGGTAAAAAGAGGGTTCAACAAAAATGAAGTATTGTTTAATTCAATTCAGGCTGTAAAGAAACATTTTGAAACTAAGAAATGGCAGATTAATCAACCAATTGTGTTAAGTGACATAGCTTATGTTATTGGATTAGTGGACGGAGTTGTTACGGTAGTTCCACCAAGAGATGATAATCCAAACAAAAATCTTATAGTTATTGAAAACAAACATAAAGTATCTGGTGGATATAGTGGTAATGTTTATGACTTAGACGCAGCCACAAGAGACGGAATAGTTTATCCTTCATTAGACCCAAGTATATTTGAACTCAAATACCCGAACATTGATATTGAGGGTAGAGTAGTAGGAGATAGATAATGCATTATTTTGAATTTGCAAAAAGAGACGCTACAATTTATTCTGGTGGAACAACATCATCAATCAATACAGGTTTAGATGAGATATTAGAAATAAATAAAGTTGTATCTAATAATGGAACGGTTGCAAATGTTTCAAGAATTTTAATTGACTTTGATTTGTCTTTTATATCACAATCAATCATTGATAGTAAAATACCCACAACTGCGAAATATTATTTAAATTTATATGACGCGACATCAGAAGAGGTAGAAGCTGAACAAAATATATTTGTTTATATGGTTAGTGGTAGTGCTTGGAAACAAGGAACAGGTAAACTTGACCACGACCCAGTAACACAAGATGGTGTAAGTTATCAATATAGAGACCACGAAAATAAAACACCTTGGGTCACAGGTTCAGTATTGACTGACGGAGGTGCTTGGTGGACAGGTAGTCAAGGTGGTGCGAACAAAGTTAGTGCTTCTTATCAAATAACATTTGACAGAAAAGACTTAAGAGTTGATGTAACAGACTTAGTTAAAAATCATATCTTTTCAAGTTCACTATTTCCTAACAGAGGCTTCTTAGTAAAAAGAGAATCACTCTATACAGGTTCAAGTGACTTTTCATATAATCCTGGAAGTGATACCACAAAAGACGAATCAAGTTCTGACAGATTGGGAAATTTGAAATACTTTGGTAGAGAAACACATACAATTTACCCACCTAAATTAGAAGTGGTGTGGGACGATAGTTCTTGGTCAACAGGAAGTTTATCACCATTAGTAACAGCTGATTTAGAAAGATTAAAAATTTATTTTAAAAATTTAAGAGAGGAATATAAAGAAGGCTCAAAAGTTAAATTTAGAGTTGTCGGTAGAGAGTTATATCCTACCACAGCTTTTGCAACTACACCAGCAGAGCTTACAGCTAAGTATCTGCCAAGTGCATCGGTGTTCTATGAAGTGAAAGACGCTGATACTGAAGAAACCATTATTCCATTTGGAACAGGTTCAAAAGTTAGTTGTGATAGCACAGGTAATTTCTTTAACTTGTGGTTAGATGGATTACAAGCTGAAAGAAACTATCGTTTTTGTATAAAGGTAGTTAGTGGAAGTGGAACAACTGAAACAATAAACTACTATGATGACGACTATGAATTTAGAGTTGTGAGATAGTAAAATGCCATATTTACCAAGTTCAGCAAGAAAAAAATCATCATACTATCAAAAGTTATTGGATGCTGATGTTATAGAACAAAATGATTTAATAAAAAATTTACAATTAAAATCACAAGTATCAGCATCGATTGATGCGACCAATCCTACAAGAGATGATGATGGATTCGTCGTTTCAGTAGAAGACCCAAACAACTTAGGTCGTGCTGCAGAAGGACTTTCAGAAAGTGTTCGTATTGAAAACAAACAACAATTTTTTAATGACAGATACTTAAATCAAGTTGCAAAACCTTTTGAATTTTTTATACCACCAACTGGCGTTCAATCAGAAGATGTTCAATTAGAACAAGAAGAAGAACAAGAAAAACAAAAACAAACTGAAAAACCTAATGATTCATTTAGAGCTTTGTTAATAGAATTTTTTGAATTGAACGATAACGCTTCTGATGAAAAAATACAATCTGAAATGACAAAGACTGGCCAAGAAGTTTTCACAGGTTTAAAACAAGTAGTGATGTTGAATATAATTGTGTCAACTAAAAACTACGCTTCTTTTATTAGAAATGTAATTTATCAAAATAGTTCTTTAACAAAAATATGGACAACTAAAAATCTTCCAACATCATCAGAAACAATATCAGGTGAAGAGTATGATTTTACACAACAATTTGATTTTGAAAGTCCAGACTTTCAAGGATTACGAGATTCATTTGAAGACATAAACATATCAGGATATAGATAATGGCATTAGAATATGGATTTACACAAAAAGAAAAAGACTCTTATTATTTAAGTAATAGAGTTTATAGTAGTTTTGGTCGTGATAATAACGACGACTTTATAATGTTGTATGTGTATTCACAAGATACAGATTTATTATTACAAAATATTATGATTCCAATTCAAGATGTTAACTTTACTGAAGAAGGATTTATTGACATAAATGTTGGACAACATTTAAGAGACGCTGGATTTAGTCAAGGTGATTATAGAGTTGTTTACAAATTCCTAAGAAGGTTGGCTGGTGTTGAACGACAAGTCTATGTAGATGACAATGGTAATGTTTGGGATGGAGATGTTTCAGAAAAAGTAGTAAATGGTGAAGTAAAATTTTATACATCTACAACGAATCCAGGAATTGATGAAAAAGATAAAAATACAGAAACAGAATTATTTTTAAAAGACTTTACATATTTTATTGACGATATCTCAACAGACAG